GTCGCGCCCCCGGCTTCTTCGATGTGGTGTGCTACACGGGGACGGCTACATCAGGCAGTGGCGGTGGATTCTCACATAATTTGGGGGTTGTTCCAGAATTAATAATAATCAAGAACAGGGGCGGTGCGTATAACTGGAAAGTTAAATTAGTTTCTGTTCTTGGGCGAAACGATATGCAACTCAATAGTACTGGAGCAGCCCCAACCAGTTCGTCAACTTATTGGGACAACCTAACAGATACATCAACAAAATTTTATACACGCGCAGATAATTATGAGGTTGATGCAGTAGGAAGTACATACGTCGCCTACCTCTTCGCCACAGTCGCAGGCGTCAGCAAGGTAGGCTCCTACACCGGCAGCGGCACGACCAAACAGATCGACTGTGGCTTCACTGGTGGCGCACGGTTTGTTCTGATTAAGCGTACTGACAGCACTGGTGATTGGTACGTCTGGGATAGCGCACGCGGTATCGTCTCCGGTAACGACCCCTATCTGCTCCTCAATTCGACGGCGGCAGAGGTCACCAACACCGACTACATCGACACCTATTCGGCTGGTTTTGAAATCAGCAGCACGGCGCCAGCGGCTATCAATGCTTCCGGTGGCTCGTATATTTTTATGGCCGTGAGCTAGACATGACACGTAATATATTCCTCAAAAAATACACCCAACACAAATCCAATGCCACGCAGCGGGGTATTCCTTTTCTTTTGACGTTTGAAGAATGGAAGACCATCTGGCTTGAATCTGGCAAATGGGAAATGCGTGGCAAAGGTTCTGCTAAATATTGCATGTGTCGATATGGCGACAAGGGTGCATATGAAATAGGGAATGTTTTTGTAGCGACAAACTCCATCAATCTTAGAGATGGAAATCTTGGTAAGGTAGTGAACCAAGAAACTCGCTTTAAAATATCAACTGCCCATTCTGGGAAACCAAAACCATGGGTGGTAGGACAAAACAATCCCATGCACCGCCCCGAAGTAAAAGCCGCTATTAGTGCTGCAATCGGCGGTAAAAACCACTACCGTCAACGCGGAGTTCTTACCCCAATGGGATATTTCGACACTGCCAAACAAGCGGCAGTTGCTTTGGGGATTTCGAAATCTACTATAGAATGGCGGGCAAAGCACAATAAAAGCGGCTTTTCTCGCCCAACCTTGGCAATTGCGTGAGGACACCATGGAAATCAGAATCCAAGCTACTGGGGCCGTCGTTTACGAACAAGAGTTCCGTAACATGTTCCCCAACACCAGCCTTCCCAACCCGCTGACGGAGGCAGCCATTAACGGTCTCGGCGGCGACATCGTCTTCGAAGGCCCTCAAGCTACGGGTGGCGACCGCTACCAATATTCTATGCGTTCCGGCGTCGAGCAGCTAGGCGGCAAGTGGTACACCAAGTATGTCCTTGGACCCGTCTTCACCGACACGCCCGAAGCTACAGCCGCCGAACAAGAAGCCACCTACAAAGCTTCCAAGGATGCCGACCAAGCCGCTGCTGTCCGCACCGAACGCAACTCCCGCTTGGCTGCCTGCGACTGGACCCAAGTAGCCGATTCCCCCGTCGACAAGGCTGCCTGGGCTACCTATCGCCAATCCCTTCGGGACATCACCTCTCAGCCGGGCTTCCCCTGGGAAATTACTTGGCCTACTAGTCCGTAGTGAGATTGGGTGAGAATCTTGACACAACTCTCACCTTGGGCTAAATTACGCTCCTAACCTAGGAGCCCTCCCATGAGTGATAGCAAGATCAACCGCGTTCAACTCCTGAATGACGCTAAAGCCCAGCTTACGCCCTGGACCACAGAAGACGGTCGTCTCTTCTTGGACTACATTGACCAGGGCACCCGGCGCACTATGGCTATTACAGCCCAGGGCAACTGTGACTTCAGGGGTTGGTTCTCAGCCTTCTGCGTGGACCAAGTGAACCTTGTCCCTAACGGCGATCTCGTCAATTCGGCCCAGACCTACTTCGCCCACTGGACACGCACCCGTGGTCCGAAGCTCAAGGACTACATCCGCGTAGGCGGCAAAATCGGCGAACTCTACATCGACACGGGCAACGACGCTAACGACGCTTGGCGTATTACCCCCAGTGGTATCGAACTCGTCGAGGGTGGTCCCACCCACATCCGCATGCTTCGCGGCGCTGGCATGTTGCCCCTGGCCGAACCGGACTTCAGCGCCCCACCTTCTGAGTTCCCCAAGCTGCTAAGCAAGTATATCGCTGCCGACGACGATACCCTAATGATGTTGACCGCGTGGCTTCTCGGTTGCCTCCGCCCCGAGGGTCCCTACCCAGTCCTCACCATCTCTGGCGAACAAGGCTCCGGTAAGTCTACCGTCCTTCGCCTGCTGCGCCGCATCATCGACCCACACGCCCTCGACATGCGTACCCCACCTGAAGACCAGCGCGACCTCCAGGCCATGGTCCGCAACTCCTTCATCCTAGCCTTCGACAATGTATCCTACATTTCCAACAAGATGTCAGATGCTCTCTGCGTCATCTCCACAGGTACTGGCGCCCAGGGTGGCCGCGCTCTCTACACCAATGCCGAAGAGTCCGCCGTCCGTGTCTGTCGCCCCGTGGCCATGAATGGCATCCCTGACGTCGTCGAGCGCGGTGACCTTGTTGACCGCTCCATCCACGTACACCTGCCGCGCATTGACCCGCGCCTGCGCCGTGATGACCTTGAGTTTTGGAACAGCTTCCACGCCGACCATCCCCGCCTCTTGGGCTCCCTGATGAATACAGCATTGAAAGCTATGCAAAACTATGGTAATGTAGTGCTAGCTGAAAAGCCGCGTATGTCCGCATTTGCTGTGTGGGCCGTGGCCGCTGAAGAGTCTTTTGGCTGGACGCCAGGGCGTTTGATGCAAGTCTATAGCAACAACCGCTCCAATGCTGAAATCCAGATGCTTGAGTTCAACGGCATGGCCTCCGCGCTTCTGCGGATGATGGAAAAACAGAAGGAATTTTCGGGCACCTACTCGGACCTGATTGGACAACTTGAGATGCACATTGGACCTCGTGAGCGTTTGCCACAGACTTCACACGGCTTTGCCGCTGAACTGAAGCGTATTCGCCCAGCCCTTGAACGTCATGGCCTGCGCTTCTTTAATGCTGGCCGGGTGACCAATGCTCAAGAAGGCCAGAAGGGTCGCTCGCGTTTGTCCATCGTTCGCCAAGACGAAGATGAGCCGCTAATCTCATGACAGACGAACCCTACGTTCCCAAAATCACAACCAAGAAGAAGCCCGCTTACTACGAAACAGCCAAGAAGCGGGACAGGGAGCGTAGGGGCAACCCACCCTCGCAGGGTGACCGGATCGCCAAGTACAAGCGCTAACTAAAAGAACTAAACATCCACAAGCCGGGCCACGGCATTCGCGCCGAGAACGTGCAGGCAATCCGAAATCTCAAGCAACACCTCCGTGAAACGTGGCAAGCTTCTTGGGATAAAATCAATAAGATCAAGCGCTTACGTCCCAAGCAAGTAGAGTTCGCCCGCCAATATGCCCTGAACGGTCGTACCAACAAATGCGGCGCCATGCGTCTTGCGGGCTACGATTCAGCCAATCCAGCCGTCTTGCTGTCCATGGCAAACAATAACTTGTCTATTCCCCATTTCAATGACCTAGTTACTGCCTTCGAGATCGAGGAGAAAGCCCGCATGAAAATCAACGTCGAAGACGTCGTCAAGTGGTTCAACGACATCGCTACCCAAGCCATGGCATCAGGCGACTTCACTAACGCTAACCGCGCCATGGAAAACCTTGCCAAGTACCTGGGCATGTTCGTCGAGAAGAAAGAAATCACCCACCGCACTATCCACTCCAAAGAAGAACTGGATACGCGCATTAGCGAACTGACCGCCATCCTCAAAGAAGCAGAGCCTGACATTGAGCGAAAACTCCGCATCCATTAAAGAAGACAAACTTCTTGAACTAAAAGCCGAACTGGCTAACGCCCTCCACCAAAAAGCAGTACTGGAGGCGCAAGAGGACTTCTACGTTTTCGTCAAGCTCCTTGCGCCCCTCATGTTGGACGGCAACGACTACCGTGACGGGCGCCACATTGAAGCTATCGCTGCTACCCTTCAGGAAGTAGACCGGGGTCTTGTCGACCGCCTGATGCTGGCCCTTCCGCCCGGCTCCATGAAGTCCGTCCTCCTGATGCTCTTCACAGCATGGTGCATGGGCCGCCACCCAACTTGGCGCTTCATGTGGATTTCCCACACTACCGACAAAGCCGTCGAATGTTCGGGCCGTATCCGTGACTTGGTGCGTTCCACCGAGTATCAAGAAATCTTTCCGGGCGTCCACATCCGCGATGACATGTCGGGCGTCACCGGCTGGAAGCTGACTACAGGCGGCTCCTTCATGCCAGCGGGCGCGGGCAAGTCCATCGCTGGTTACCGCTTCAACCTGGGCATCCTCGACGACCCTCTCTCAGAACAGACCGCCAAATCAGACACCGAACGCGAGCGCGTCAACAACTGGTACGGCCCCGGCTTCCGCTCCCGTAAACTGCCCGATTCCCGCATCGTCCTTGTCAACACGCGCTGGCATGTCCGCGACCTTTCTGGCTACCTCCTCGACAAGGCTGCCCGCAATCCCCGCGTCGATCAGTGGGAAGTCATCTCCATCCCAGCCATCCTCGACAAGCCCGCAGCCGACTATCTGATGCTGCCCGAAGGCAAGTCCTACTGGCCCGAGTTCATCACCATGGATGACCTGATCGCCACCCGCGAAGGCTTGTCGCGTGCTGACTGGGGCGCCCTGTACATGCAGACCCCGACCGGCGAGGATGGCAACGTCTTCAATAAGGACGACTTCCAAGACTGGGATGAAGACGACCCACCCGAATGTGATGAGATCATCCAGACCCTGGACACCGCCTTCTCCACCAAATCCAAGGCAGACTTCTCGGTCATCCAGACTTGGGGCATCTTCCACCTGACGTTCACGGACGAAAAAGGCTTTGAATATCAAGAGCCTAACGCCATCCTCCTCAACCAAGTCCGTGGTCGATGGTCCTTCCCCCAGCTTCGGGCAGCCGCCAAAGAGCAGTACAACATGTTCAAGCCCGACCGAATGATTATCGAAAACAAAGCATCGGGCCAGTCCTTGATCCAAGACTTGCGCCTTAACAAGTTGCCAGTATTGCCTTTTCAGCCAGATCGTGATAAAGTAGCCCGTGCCCACGCTGTTAGCGGTATCGTGGAGCGGCAGCGCGTTTGGCTTCCCCTCAAGAAGAAGTTCGCTGCTGAACTCCTGCAAGAGGCCCTTGAATTTCCAAAGGGTGCCCACGATGACGCCGTCGATTCCATGGTCATGGCCCTTCTCTATTTGAGGCGTCGCTACGAACTCACCCAAGAGACGGTCAGTCAACCCGAAACCTACTCCCGTCGTCGATCTTTCAAAAGCTATTGGAGCCAAATGACCCATGTCTGAAAACCTCGATACCACGCCCGATATGGAATTTGAGTTCTCCGAAGAGACTCTTGAGCTAGACGTACCCGAGGAGGTCGTTGAAGTCGACATGTCCTTTGGTGCCAACCTTGCCCTAGCCATTGAAGACGCCACCCTTAATGACATCGGCTCTGCCCGTCAAGACGCCCTCCAAAACATCAAGAACTCCCGCCAGCAGTGGGAAGAGAAGATCAAGCAGGGCATCAAGTACCTCGGCCTGAACACCGAAGGCGAAGGCAACGTAGACGTCGAAGGCGCCTGCACAGCAGTCCACCCGCTCCTAATCGAGAACGTCGTCAAGTTCCAAGCCAAAGCCATCCAAGAGTTGTGGCCCGCCAAAGGTCCCGTCCGCACCAAGGTCCGTGGCTTCGTTGACATTCCCCGCGAACAAGTGGCTCAGCGCGTCCGCACCTTCATGAACTATCAGCTTACCGAACAGGTGCCTAGCTTCTACAACGACCTCGAACGCAACCTATTCCGCGTAGGCTTCATGGGCACAGGTATCCGCAAGGCTGGCTGGAATGGCGCTACCGTCATGCCTGACCCCACCATCATCTACGCCGAGAACTTTTACGTCGAGCCCTCGGTCACGCACCTCAAAGACGCTGAAGAATACATCGAGGTCATGGAACTGTCCACCCGCAAGATGGACAACCTGATCTTGGCGGGCACCTTCCGTGAGGCAGCCGAAGAAGATTCTGAAGAAACCCTCGATACCAACGAGATCACTGAAGCCATCGCCAATGCCCAAGGCTTCGATATGTCTTTGGAACGCAAGGGTTTTTCGGTTGGCGAGTCCCACTGCTACCTCGATCTAGACGGCGCTGACCATCTGTTGCCCGAAGGTGGCATGGCGCCCTACATCGTCCACTTTAATACGAAGACTGGCAACGTCTACTCGATCCGCCGCAACTGGCGCGAAGGCGATGAGGCCATGACGAAGCGGCTCTGGTATACAATCGACCAATTCATTCCCGCTTTCGGCATCTACGGCCTAGGCTATGTCCACCTCATCGGCGACCTTGCCGCAGCATCCAGTGCCGCTCTCCGCGCCCTGGTCGACTCTGGCCAATACGCCAACTGGACCGCAGGTTTCAAATCCCAAGACGCCAAGTTCTCCGACTCCGACACCCCGCTCGGCTTCGGTGAGTTCCGCGACGTCAACTTGAGCCCTGAAGAACTCCAGAAAGCGTTCCTCCCGCTGCCCACCAAAGAACCGTCGCAGACCCTGTTCACGCTACTCAAGTTCATGGTGGACTCAGGCCAAAAGTTCGCTGACTCTGCTGACGAAGTCGTAGCCAATAGCACCAACTATGGCCCGGCTGCAACTACCCTAGCTTTGCTTGAAACTTCGCAGCGCTTCTACTCGTCCATCCACAAGCGCCTCCATCAGTCTCAGGGCGAGTTCCTCAAGCTAATCGGCGAACTGAACTACGAGAACCTGCCCGATACTGTGAACTTCGTGGTAGGCTCTGAGAACCAGTACGTCCAGCGCACTGACTTTAATCCACAGATCGTCGACGTGCTTCCGGCCTCCGACCCCAATGCGCTCACCGAGTCGCAGCGTGTGGCCAAAGCGCAGATCGAACTCAACGTGGCCAAGGAGTTCCCCCAGTTCCACGACATGCGCGAAGCCTTGCGGCGCTACTACACAGCCTTGGGCGTTGAAGGTATCGACAAGCTTATGACGAACCCGGAAGCCCAGGCTGTTTCGGCGGACCCCCTCACCGAAATCCAAGTGGCCATGAGCGGCAAGCCCATCAAGGCCCAGCTAGGCCAGAACCACGCGGCCCACATCGCCGTCAAGACTGCCTTCCTCCAAGCACCCCAGATGCAGGGCGCCAATGATCCTACCATCGCCTTGGGCCAACAGGTGCTTTCCGCCAACATCGCCGAACACAAAGTCCTGATGTTTGTGGCCCAAGCCATGCAGCTAGCGCAGCAGATGGGTATGCCTATCCAAGACGAAAACGTCCAGGCTCAGATCACTACCCAGCTCGTGCAGATTTCCAATGAAAGCAATCCGCAGCAGCAGCAAGCATCCATCGAGCAGCAGATGCTCCAGTTACAGGCCGCCGAACTTCAAATGGCCGGTCAGCGCATCCAATCACAGGACGTCCGCGAAGCAGCCAAGATCGCCCAGAAGAACCGCGAGCTTGACCTCAAAGAGACGGACATGCTGCTCAAGGCGCAGAACTCCCAGAAGCGTAACCAGATCGACGCATCTGCAAAAATACTTGACAACTCAGCTAAATTAGCGGATATTCAAGCCCAAAGACTTGCAGAAAGGGCCAATGCGCCTATTACATGAAGTTACTATCTGACTACATTGCTGAAGTACAGAAGCGAATAGATCAAGAAAAAGACGCTCTAGCGAGGGGGGCTGCGTCCTCCTTCGACGAATACGCTCGCAAATGCGGTGTCATAAATGGCTTAGGTCTTGCCATCAACATTCTAAAAGACCTCTTCCAATCGACTCCAATTGAGGAAAGGGACTAATGCTTACCACCCGTGCGCCCCTAGACGGGGCCATTTCCAATGACCAGTGGATTTCACAGGACGATGTTCCTGATCCAACTCCACTGCCTAGGATTCCTGGCGTAGGGATTCTTGTCCGGCCTGTGCCCATTCGGCGCAAGACTGCGGGCGGTATCCTACTTCCAGACACGTTCCGTGAAGATCGTGAATACCTCAACACTGTGGGTCGCGTCCTTGCTTTGGGCGAACTCGCGTTCGTGGATGAAGACATATACCGGAAAGGTCCTTGGGTCAAGCCCGGCGACCACATCGTATATTCCAAGCTCGCTGGCCAGAAAATCTTTTGGAAGGGCGTGAAGCTCCTCCTCATCAAAGCCTCCAGCATCGAGCTTGTAGTCGACACCCCCGAATACCTCGACTCAAATTTCAAGGAATAAATCATGTCCGAATCCGGCTATCAAGAACTCGATCTTGACAACCCTGGTAAAGTGCCAACCGACGCAGAAGCTTCCGACATTGAGATCGTGGAAGAGACACCCGCTCAAGAAGTTCCCGAAGCGGCTCCCGAGGCTCCCGCTGCTGCTCAGCAAGCCACTGCTTCCGAAGACGATGATTCCGACGACAGCGATAGCGCATCTGACGAATCTCCCTCCGAACGCAAAAAGCTGACGCGAAGCCAGCGCCTTAAGAACCAACGCGACGCTTATGCCAGACAATTAGCGGAAGCGCAAGCCCGCCTGCAAGCCCTTGAAAGTCGCGCACGCAAGGCCGAAGCAGAAGCTAATGAAGGCGCCGCTATCGGCTTTGACCTCTACATTAAGCAACTTGACACCTCGATGCAAGCCCTGCGCCGAGATTTCGATGCTGCTTATGATGCTGGCGACCGGGATAAAATCTTTGAGATTCAGCAGCAGATCGCTTCTATCACAGCCGCTAAGTCTCAAGCCGAGAAGGACAGGCGTTCGATCCCTTCACGGCAAGCCCCTGCTGAACGGCCTCCCCAACAGCCAGCTCAGCAGGCCCAGGATGCACCACCCAAGCGGACCCCAAGCCCCGCCGCTGTCGAGTGGTACGAGCGTAACAAAGACTGGTTCAATAAGGACGCTGTCCTTACGGCCAGTGCCCGCGTGATCGACCAGCAGATGGTGCGTGACGGCTTTGCGCCCAACGACCCGGACTACTTCGAGGAACTGGACAAGCGCCTCCAGAAGGAGTTCCCCCAAAAGTTTGGACGCCCGCCTGGACGCCCGCCCGCCAACAACCCCACCATCCAGAACCGCTCGGCCCCGGCTCCGGCGCCCGGCAAAATCCGCGTGACCATCACCCAGGCTGACCGGGACATGGCAAATCATCTCGGCATCTCAGTGGAGCAGTACGCCCGCGAGAAAGCCAAGACTGAACGTGCCGCCCAGACCACCAGCCAGTATACGGAGATTCTGTAATGAAAAACAAAATGTTCGCGGCCCCCAACAACGCCGTCGATGAAGCACTTGAAAATTCATTGGAAATGGAGTATAATCCTCCTAATGCGCTAGAAATCCCCCCGATGCCCGACGCAGATGCGTTCGTCTATAGATGGATTCGCTTCCGGGTTGGGGACCAAGATGACTTTAATAGCATCTCCCAGCGCATGAGGGAAGGGTGGTCATTCGTCCCCATCGAGGAAGTTCCTGATGGTTACGTTTTCCCCGGACTCGAAAGTAAGATTTCTGCTTTGGCAGGCGCGGCAATCAACGGCGACCTCGTGTTCGCAAAGCTGCCTCGACGGAAAGCGGAAGCCATCCAGAAGTGGGCCGAAGATAGGGCCATTCAAGCGGAGCAGGCTTTCGATCTGAAGACAATCAGCTATGAAGACGGTTCGGGCCGTACCCAACGCTTTGCCAATGAAGGTTCAAAACGCTTTTCCAGAGGGCGACGTCCCTCGTTTGGATAACACATAAAGGAGGATAAAGGTGGCACAGTCTTATGCCCCGTTCGGTCTCCGCGCTATTGCTGCCCTCGGCACGCATGGCAACGAAGTCCGCGCTTATCCGCTCCCCAACGGCGCTAACTGCCCTGACCTCGGTAAGGGGTCTCCGGTAAAGCTGTCGGGTGGCGTTATTACGTCTGCTGGTGCTGGTGGCGGCCCGCTTCTGGGTGTTGCTGCTGGCTTCGCTTGGATCGACCCGACCACGAAGCAGCCCCAGCTTAAGAACTCAATCCCCGCAGATACGTCTTCGGCTGGCCTGTACGACGGTTCCGACCGCCCGACCGCCTACGTCGTGGACAATCCCTTCGCGCTCTTCATGATTCAGGCTGACGCTTCCGTTACGGCGGGCGACCTCGGCCTCAATTTTGATGTGACCGCGTCTGGCGGCGATGTCAACTCGGTGTACGGTACGTCCCAGTATACGCTGGATGCGTCCACCCGTACCTCTGCGGTTGGCACTGCGCTGAAGCTTGTGGGTCTGGCCAATATTCCCGATAACAACTGGGGCGATCCGTACCCGATTGTGATCGTGAAGCTGAATGGTCCGATCCTCCAGCAGGTCTCTGCGGCATAATAGGGGGACATAGCAAATGACTATTTTGACTCGCGCACAATTTGCGAAGCAGCTTGTTCCCGGCCTCAACGCTATCTTCGGTACGGCCTACAAGAGCATCGACAACGAACACACTCCGCTGTTTGACGTCGAGCGCTCCGACCGTTCGTTCGAAGAAGAAGTGCTGATGACGGGCTTTGGTACGGCCCCGGTCAAGTCGGAAGGCGATCAGGTGTTCTTCGACACCGCGTCTGAAGCTTGGACGAGCCGCTACACCCACGAAACCGTTGCCATGGCTTTCGCCATCACCGAAGAAGCTATCGAGGACAACCTCTATGGCACGACCGGCAAGATGAAGGCGAATGCGATGGGCCGCGCTATGGCGAACGCCAAGCAGGTGAAGGCCGCTAACGTCTTCAACAACGGCTTCTCCACCAGTGCCCTGTATGCTGGCGGCGACGGCAAGCCTCTCTTCGCTACGGACCACCCCACGCTGGCGGCTGGTACGCAGTCCAACAAGGTTAGCTCGGACTTGTCCGAAACTGCCCTTGAAGCGGCCCTTATCAACATCTCGTTGACCAAGGATGACCGTGGCCTGCTGATTGGCGCCCGCGCTGTGAGCCTGCACATTCCTCCGCAGCTTCAGTTCGTTGCTCACCGTAT